CTCAGTGATGATGATATACCCGACTTTGATAATATGACAGAAGAGGAATATCAGGAATTTCTTGAAGGTCTTGTATAAGAAGGCTTCAGTTTCTGTATAAATAGTAGAAAAAGTATATAACGATGGATAATCGATATGGGTTCGGCAAAAAGAAATTTTTCTATACAGGATGGTAATTTACAGAAGACTCCGATTACGACTTCGGTTACTCGTACCTATTCAGATATAGACTGTACATTCGAAGCATCCCCTACTGGTGGCATCTATAAAAAGACAGATGCCGCGGCGGTATTGCAGTCTGTAAAGAATCTTCTTATGACTAATCATGGAGAACTTCCATACAGACCATATTATGGTGCTAACCTATACGATCTTCTTTTCAGTCTATCTACAGATTTAGAAGTAGAGGACGTTAGTGCTAATATTAGTTATGCCCTAGAGAAGTTCGAACCCAGAGCAAGGATACAAAACATTAGAAGTTTGGTAAATCCAGACGGCAATTCCTTAGATGTGACTATAGTTTTTGAAGTGGTGAATACCCAAAAAGTTGTTACGTTGAATTTAAACATTGCAAGGACCAGATAAATGGCTATACAAAATTCAGAGTTAGACTTCTTTTCGATAAAGTCTCAACTACAAACGTATCTAGAACAGCAAACAGAATTTCAAGATTACGACTTTACCGCAAGTGGTCTATCTAATATACTAGATGTATTGGCACACAACACACATATCAATGGTCTGGTTGCCAACATGGCGATTAACGAATCCTTTCTTGGGTCCGCACAGTTACGATCATCGGTTGTATCACATGCAGAGTCACTAGGTTACATTCCTAAGTCACGTACTGCATCGTCTGCCATTCTATCACTATCAATTGTAGGTCATACTACAGGTCCTGCTTCATTGTCTCTACCTATCGGTACAGAGTTCACCTCTTCTTTGGGTACGTCGGTATATACGTTCACTACTCAAGAGCAATGCACAGCACAGTTCGATAATGGGAACTACGTATTCAAAGACTTCTCTAATGATTCGCGAATAACTGTACGGGAAGGATCTACTAAAACAAAGACATTCCTTGTCGGTGAAGAAGGTGGTGTATATGTACTGCCAGACGACACGCTAGATGTATCTACTGTTAATGTTAAAGTATACGATAACTATCTGTCTAACAGATTCCAGAGATTCTCTGACATCAACAATGTTACTACAGTAAACTCTGACTCTAAAGTATTCATTCTACGAGAGACTGCTAATGGTCAGTACGAGTTATTCTTTAGCGACGGTAATATCTTAGGTACTGCGCCACGCGCTGGTAACCGAATAGAAGTAACTTATATCACGTCCCGTGGTTCAGAAGCAAACGGTGCAGAGGTGTTCAGTACTTCAACTACCGTTGATGGTCAACCTATTCAGGTATCAGTTATCGCTGCAAGTGGTGGCGGTGCAGAGAAAGAAAACGTAGAATCAATCAAACTAAACGCACCTAGGTCATTTGCCGCACAGAACAGATTAGTTACAGCAGACGATTATACTGCATTGATATCAAAAAACTATGGTAACTTCATACGTGATGTCATTGCATGGGGTGGTAATGATAATATACCACGACAATTCGGAAAGGTATTTGTTAGTCTTAATTTCTTAGATGGAGTAGCGCCTTCGGTCGAAGAAGAAGTTAAACAGAATATCAAAGACCAGCTGACATCCAACCTATCTATTATGTCCATCGATACAGAGTTCGTTGAACCAGAGATGACGTTCTTAGAGTTGACTACAGTATTTAATATCGACCCACTAAAGAGTCCTTCCTCTACCGAAGCATTACAGGCTCAAGTCGACGCATTCATTAGAGATTATATGGATAGCGTTTTAGGTACATTTGAATCAGTCTTCCGTCGTTCTAATCTATTAACTCAGGTAGATTCATTGTCTTCTGCGATACTTAACTCTAAGATGTCAGTTAAGGTACAGCAACGAATTGACCTTGATAGTCAGATTAAAGCAATCGAAGAATCAAAGAATGCGCTGGGTAGACCACTACTATCGTACATAGAAAAAGATCACACAATTAAATTCCCATTCTTGCTTGCAGAACCAGACAAGGATGACCATATAATAAACTCTTCAGTGTTTAAATCAGATGGCAAGAACGTTGTAATCAAAAACCTATTGGGTTCAACTCAATTACAACTATTGGACCTTGATGGCGCAGTCATGATTAATAACATTGGCACATACGATCCAGTGAAGGGAACCATACTACTTAATTCAATACGTATTGACAAGGACGGTTATGTAGGAACTGGTATTCGATTATCAGCAGTGCCTGCGAACCAGAGCACAATTAGTCCACTACGTAATTACATCATAACATTAGATGAGAGTGTATCGTCGACTACTGGTTATATAGATGCAGGGGCAACTAGGGTTATACAATAATGTCTAACATATCCAGACAATACAGAAGTGCTCCCAAGTTCTACCAGAGTCAGGTATCTCAGGTATTGCCGGAGTTTTTCGTAGATGAATATCCTAAACTAATTTCGTTTATAGAGAAGTACTACGAGAGCACTGGAGAGGAAGGTAATACTTCTATAACCCAAAAAATTCATAACTTGTTTGATGTGAGAAGTATCTCTAGCACCGAATTAAGTTATTTGGATCAACTGATAGGAGAGATAAGTGACGGACTAGAAACGTCATCATTCTATCAGAGTCCACGGTTGATGGCAAGACTTCTTGTTGACCTTTACCGCGCTAAGGGTACAGGTATCTCAACCGAACAGTTTTTTAAAGCATTTTATGGTGAAGATGTAGAAATAAGTTATCCTAAGAAAAACATCTTCATATTAAATGACAAGCCTGGCGGTTCATTAATTGGACCTCAGTCATTGAGGTATATACAGGACGATAAGAAATACCAGATATTTTCAGTTCTTTTGAAAACAGGTATGTCCTTGAGTGATTATGAAACACTATATACTAAGTTGATACACCCAGCTGGGTTCTACCTTGCTGCCGAAACAGAAACACAATCAGTTGCAAGTGTTGATTTAAAGGCAGGATTAACCGTAGACCCATTAGAAATTCCTAATTATGCTATACTACTTGAAGCAACTGCACTAGGTACACATGTACAACCTACCTATTCTCTACTTACTATGGAAGAGAATGATGCAGTAGATGTTAGAACACAAGCACAAAAGGATGAGGGTTCAGGTATCATTGTAAGTTCTCTAGAGACTTTGGACAGATACGAAAATGTATCTCTGCAACAGTTGGCTGATGATTTCGTAACAGTCGCAGATTGGGCTGGCGTAAGACCACCAACTTTGGATGATGAAGGTTTAGACCTATCTCAAGAATACGAAACCCTAGACGCATCAGACCACACATAACGGAAACCTATAATGTCGAGAAAAATTCTAAATACTGGCGGTTCTGCGAACGACGGAAGTGGTGACACTCTCCGCGAAGCCAGTGAAAAAATAAATCAAAACTTTGAGGAACTATACTCTCAGGTTGATATTGGTGGCGGTGATGGTATCACTCCAGAATTTATCAGCAATCTGGTCGATACCGAAGTTCTGGAAGCCCTTAATGGGGTAGACCCTAGCAAAATTACCGATAATGCTAATGATATTACTAACTTGGATGCACGAGTTTCTAACATCCAAGAAATCATTGACAACACAGACATTGGTGAAAAGGGACCTCAAGGAGACCCAGGCGAACTCGGTCCACAAGGTGGAGTCGGTCTACAGGGGGGAGTTGGTCCACAAGGTGCACAAGGTGAAGTCGGACCACAAGGTACTACGCCAGGCCCAATAGGACCACAAGGTGCAGTCGGACCACAGGGTATAACTGGACTTCAAGGTAACCCAGGCGAAACCGGACCTCAAGGAAATCAAGGTCCGCAGGGTATAACTGGTCTCCAAGGTAATCCTGGCGAGACTGGTCCTCAAGGTGAAACTGGTGCTCAAGGTGAAACTGGTCTTCAGGGTAATCCTGGCGAAACTGGACCTCAAGGAGAGACCGGACCACAAGGTATAATCGGACTTCAGGGTAACCCAGGCGAAACTGGAGCACAGGGTGAACAAGGTCCACAGGGAATCATAGGTCTCCAAGGTAACCCAGGCGAAACTGGACCACAGGGTGAACAAGGTGCTCAAGGTATCATTGGTCTTCAGGGAAATCCTGGCGAGACTGGACCACAAGGGGAGCAAGGTTCTCAGGGTGTTATTGGTCTACAGGGTAATCCTGGCGAGACTGGTCCGCAAGGTGAAGCTGGACCGCAAGGAATAATTGGTTTACAAGGCAACCCAGGCGAAACTGGAGCACAAGGAGAACAGGGTTCTCAGGGTGTTATTGGTCTTCAAGGTAACCCAGGCGAAACTGGTCCTCAAGGAGAGACTGGATCACAGGGTGCTATTGGTCTCCAAGGTAATCCTGGCGAGACTGGACCTCAAGGTATACAAGGTGTTCAGGGTAATGTAGGCCTACAGGGTAATGTAGGTGAAGTCGGACCACAAGGTAATGCAGGGGCAGTTGGACCACAAGGGGTCCAAGGTAATGTTGGTGAATTAGGACCACAAGGTTCTGCTGGCGCACAAGGTGCTGCTGGAATTCAAGGTAATGTAGGTGAAGTCGGTCCTCAAGGTGAACAAGGTTCTCAAGGTTTCCGTGGTCTCCAAGGTAATGCTGGAGAGCAAGGTGCCACTGGTTCTACTGGTGTAACTGGTGCTACTGGTTTGCAAGGCAATGCTGGTGCAGTTGGTGCACAAGGCGCAGATGGTGCTCAAGGTGCTATTGGTATTCAAGGTAATGTCGGTGAATTAGGACCACAAGGTTCTGCTGGCGCACAAGGTGCTGCTGGAATTCAAGGTAATGTTGGAGATAAAGGTGCTACTGGTGCAGTTGGTGCTCAAGGTGCTGCCGGACTTCAGGGTAATGTTGGAGATAAAGGTGCTACTGGTGATGTTGGTGCTCAAGGTGTTGCCGGACTTCAGGGTAACCCAGGCCCATTAGGTGCAACAGGTGTAACAGGTTCTACAGGTTCTACAGGTGCTGCCGGAGCAACTGGAGCGCAGGGTGGTACTGGACTTCAAGGAGATCCAGGCCCTAAAGGTCCAGCAGGTACTACTCCAGGCCCAGTAGGTCCGCAAGGACTTGAAGGAGACCCAGGCCCTCAAGGTCCAGCGGGTACAACTCCAGGCCCAGTGGGTCCACAAGGTAACCCAGGCGATGCCGGTCCTCAAGGAGCAGATGGAGATACTGGACCACAAGGAGCAGACGGTCCACAAGGTGTCGCTGGTCCACAGGGTCAAGTTGGTAATGTTGGTCCTCAAGGTGCGGATGGAGAAAAAGGTGCACAAGGTGAAACTGGTGCTCAAGGTCTTGTAGGACCTCAAGGTGCTGATGGAGATACTGGACCACAAGGAGCAGATGGTGCTCAAGGTCTGGTTGGTGCCCAAGGTGCTGACGGAGAAAAAGGTGCACAAGGTGAAACTGGTGCACAAGGTCTAGTAGGACCTCAAGGTGCTGATGGAGATACTGGACCACAGGGTGAGCAAGGTCAAACTGGTAACAATGGTCCTCAAGGGGAACAGGGTCCAATTGGTAACCAAGGTGTTAAAGGACAAACTGGTGACAATGGTCCACAAGGTGCTGATGGAGAGAAAGGTGCACAGGGTGCTGATGGCGCACAAGGTCTAGTAGGACCTCAAGGCGAACAAGGTAATCAGGGTCCAGTAGGTTTCCAAGGAGCGCAAGGTTTAGTTGGTAATCAGGGTGAACAAGGTTCACAGGGAGCAGTTGGTTTCCAAGGTGCCGTTGGTAACAATGGTCCTCAAGGTGAACAAGGTCCAGTTGGTAACCAAGGTATCAAAGGTCAGACGGGTAATAACGGTCCTCAAGGCGGTCAGGGTCCAGTTGGTAACCAAGGTGTTAAAGGTCAAACTGGTGACAATGGTCCTCAAGGGGAACAGGGTCCAGTTGGTGCTCAAGGTGTCAAGGGTCAAACTGGTAATAATGGACCACAGGGTGCTCAAGGTGAAGTCGGTAACCAAGGTGTTAAAGGACAGACAGGTAATAATGGTCCACAGGGCGCTCAAGGTGAAGTCGGTAACCAAGGTGTTAAAGGACAAACTGGTGACAACGGACCACAGGGTGAACAGGGCCCGGTTGGTAATCAGGGCATCAAAGGACAGACTGGTAACAATGGTCCTCAAGGTGGACAAGGACCCGTTGGTAACCAAGGTATAAAAGGACAAACAGGTAACAATGGTCCTCAAGGTGAACAAGGTCCTGTCGGTAATCAGGGCATTAAAGGTCAGACAGGTAATAACGGACCACAGGGTGGACAAGGTCCTGTCGGCAACCAAGGTATCAAGGGACAGACTGGTAATAATGGACCACAAGGAGAACAGGGTCCAATTGGTAATCAGGGAATAAAAGGTCAGACGGGTAATAACGGTCCTCAAGGTGGACAAGGTCCAGTTGGTAATCAGGGTGTTAAAGGTAATACTGGTGACCAAGGTGCACAAGGAAATAAAGGTGCAACAGGAGACACAGGTGCACAAGGAGCTAAAGGTAATACTGGTGACCAAGGCGCCCAAGGAAGCAAAGGTAATACTGGTGACCAAGGTGCTCAAGGAAATAAAGGCGCAACAGGAGACACAGGTGCCCAAGGTGTCAAAGGTAACACAGGTGACCAAGGTGCACAAGGAACTAAAGGTGCAACAGGAGACACAGGCGCACAAGGTGTCAAAGGTAATACTGGTGCTGCCGGAGCAACTGGTTCTCAGGGTGAGCAAGGTGGACAAGGTCCAGACGGTCCAATTGGTGTCCAAGGTGGACAAGGTGTTGCCGGTACCCAAGGTGGACAAGGTCCGGTTGGTGGATTTGGTAACGCAGTAATATTTGATACAAACACCACATTCCCTTCTAACGTAAACGCCACAGCGTCTTCACAGATAAGGTCTTTCCGTACTGTTGATACAGTTTTCATTGGTGATGTATACTGGCACATTAATAGTGGACGGGTGTTCCGTGCCACAGTAGATAGAATAGAAACTACTACTAACTCTTCCTTTGATGAGTTGACCAATAACCAAGGATTTTTAGATCTTAGTGGTCTTCTAAATACAGCTACAAGTGGTGCAAGGATGGAATTTGGAGCTGACAATATTTCAATATTCGATGCTGTCAACACCTTCCCAAGAGTTAAGATAGGGGCATTATAACCCCATACAACACAGGTATATTATGTTTACAATTATTGATAATTTCTATGCAGACCCCGATTCAGTTCGGGGTTATGCTTTAAGTCAAACCTTTGATGTGACAGGTAACTATCCTGGCGTAAGAACAGCACCATGTACTAATGACGGTGGTTACGTCGATTCGATGATAGCATCAATGGAACATATTATAGGTAAAACTATAACTTACTTTCCATTAGATGAATACAACACTTCCTTCCAATATACTACCGAAACTTGCAAGACGTGGATTCACCACGATCGAATGCAGTTCGCTGCGGTAATATATCTCACCCCAGATGCGCCTCTAGACTCTGGCACTGCAATCTATAAACATAGACCAACGGGAATCATGAAGCATGAAGATTCCTGTCCAGTCGACTTCAATGAATTTCAGTTGATTGAAGGTGACTGGGATATTGTTGCAGAATCAAAAAATATATACAATAGACTTGTAATATATGATGCAATGTATTATCATAGAAGTGTAGTTCCTGGCTTTGGTACAAATCAATACGACGGTAGATTATTTCAGACGTTCTTCTTCGGAGCAGAATAATGAAATTGATGACAACGTTGCTGACCTCGAATGATGTTCCGAAGTTGGCGAGACTTGTTAAGTCGGTTAATAATGTAATAAAGATAAGCCCAATAGAATGGGAAGTGGTGATCGTTGTAAATAGTATTCATGAAGGATACTATGAAGATGTATGCGCACTTAATCTACCATTCCGTGTAGTCAATACGGAAAGTAATGGTAAACCAGGCCGTGGTAAAAATGCATGTCTAGATGTATTTCTAGAAAGTGACTGTGATTTTGTATCTCAGATCGATGGAGATGATTTTTTATATCCGTCGTACTTACAGTCGCTGTGGAATCATTATAAGCATTATCCTTGCATTGATGTTCTAGGTGTGGTACCATGTGATTGTTTATGTAACTTTCCACTAGAGCAAGGACATTACTGGTGGGTTAATGATAACTACCACGCCAGTGTATGGGGTACCTCTATGTGTGCCGTGACTCAAAACGTCGGTCCTCAAGAAAGTCATCTGTTTATTGATGAGCGTCCAGTGTCAGTTGACTTCATTATGTTGCAGAGTCGTAAGTCTGCACAAATAAAAATGAACGAAGATATTGGTAACGGAGAAGATCACGCATACACCTACAAGTTATTAGCAGAACACCAGAAGGGAAACATCTGTTACTTCTTAACCATGTCAAGTGATTTGTATTGTATTGACAGAACTACCGAAGGTAGTGCTCAGAAGGTACATAGCTATGAGGATTACTTGCAACCTATGCGTGATGAAGCACTCAAACATGTTCCTCAATGGAGAAGCAGTCCATACGAATTACCAGTTATATACAAAGATTTGTTAATGAATCAGCACCAAAAGCAGACTTGGATAAACAAATTTATAAACGAGTCATAAAATCGTTATAAATATAAGAAGAATATTTCTAACATGCGTGGGAAAAAACAATGCCAGCAATAGTAAGACAAACACTTAGTCGTAAGTTAGCTAGAGATCTTTTATTAGATATCGCTAACACCGACAATGAATACTACATTGGTATCTCAAAGTCAGATACTTTCAATGAACAAGATACAGTAGTCCCACCAGTCGACTGCCCTTTTGATGAGAGAGAGTTTCGAAATGCACTACAGTCAATCAAAAAGATTGAAGGTTCTACCTTTGTAGCTAAAAGGGTTAACTGGTCATCTGGTTCAGAATACACTGGTTGGGACGATACTACCTCATCCGATATCGTAGAACCTTGGACTCCTTGGTATGTCATGAATGACGCCAAAGAAGTTTACATATGTTTAGAAACTGGTTTGAATATCGACGGTACTAAGAAGCAGTCTATCATAGAACCTAACTGGGGACTACATGCACCTATGAGTCCAGAGACTGATCCTAACGCACCGATGTTTAACGTTCGCGAGTGGTGGAAACCATTCGAAACTGCTGACGGTTATATTTGGAAATATTCATTCTCTTTAAGACCAGAAAATATCTATCAGTACCTATCGTCAAATCATATCCCAGTACAGAAGGCAGAGATTGATCTACCTACAGGCGACTCCATCGAAGACTTGCAAACTACAGTCAGAGATGAAGCCATTGGTGGACAGATACTACGTGCAACTATTATTGATGCAGGGACTGGACATACTAATGTCCCTACTATTAATATTCACGGTGACGGTACTGGCGCTGTCGCAGTGGCAGAGATAGATCCAAATACTGGTGCAATAACTAAAATCAAAATGACTAGTTATGGTAGTGGATACACTCACGCATCTTTTGAAATCATTGGTGGTGTAACTACGAGTACTGCTCGTGCAGTAGTGACTAGTCAAGCAGGACTGGGATTCGATCCAATAGATGATTTGAAAACAAGTTCAGTTATGACAAACATCAAACCAGATGGTGACGTTGGCGGTACTTTTATTACATTCAATACATTCCGACAGATGGGTCTGATTAAAAACCCTCTTCAACCAGACGGTACTCCTTTCGTTGGAGCATCTATCAAGACCCTACCTTCTATTACTTTAGTGAATAGCTCACCGTTTGAATCAGGTAAGGTAGTCACTGGCTCTATATCTGGTGCCAAGGCATATGTTAATCAGTCGGTAGACAAAGAAGTATTCTATCATCAAAATGAATCTACAGGATTCAAACCATTCCAAGTGGGTGAGGCATTAGTCCAAGCAGGAATAGTGCTTACAGGGGATATCGAAAGCATATCTCTGGTCAATGGTATAGACAGATTCTCCGGAAATGTCATGTACATTGAGAGTCGTCACAGAATTCGACGTGACCCAGAACAACAAGAAGACATTAAGATAGTAATCACCGTTTAGGATTAATCATGGCAGATTTTACAAACAAAACGTTCAAAGAAACATACCGCGATTTCTACAACGCTGAAGATGGTTATCATCGTGTATTGTTTAATTCTGGACGAGCACTACAGGCAAGAGAATTAATTGAATCTCAGACAATCCTTCACGAAGAGATTTCTCGATTTGGACGTAACTTATTCAAGGAAGGCGCATTAATTAATCCAGGCGGTGCGACAGTAGATACTAGTATTGAATACATTCGCCTAGACAGTAGTAGTGCTTTGGACTTCAATGCAGTCGGTGAGATTTTCACCAGCGCATCTGGTTTAGAATTCAAGGTTCTGGAAGTAGTAGTATCATCTGATTCTGAGAACCCAGATCCAACCACTCTTTACGTACAGTACACTGATACTATTAATGTTGCAGATACAAAAAAGTCTGCAAGAGTATTAAAAAACGAAGTTCTGACGTGTACAATACACAACACAATTAAACAACTGTCAGTTGCTGACGATGGTGTCATCCCATCAGCGGGTCGTGGAACGAAGGCATACTTTGCTTCAGGTGACTTCTTCGTTGAAGGTCACTTTGTGTTTATGGAAGGTGGCAGTGCATTCATCGACAAGTATAGTCATACTCCTACCGATGACATTGGTTTCCGAATCGAACAGAAAGTTATCACAGTAGATGACAACGAAGACCTGTACGACAACCAAGGTGATGTTCCAGATGCGACTGCCCCAGGCGCTGATCGATATCAGATCAAACTAATTCCAACAACCCGTAGTCAAGTAGCTGTCGAAGAAAACTTCGTATTCATTGCACGTGTAGTTGAAGGTAATATTACCCGCGAAGTAAACACGTTTGATTCATATAACAAAATCAATGATTTGCTTGCACAAAGAACAAAAGAAGAATCAGGCAACTATGTAGTAGAAGAGTTCAAATCAATCTTTAAAGATTCTGAGAATGATGACAACCTAACTCTAGACGTTACCAAGGGTATCGCGTATGTCGACGGATATCGTTTAGATATTGGACAAGACGAAATAGAAGTTCCTAAGTCAAGAGGCACCGTAACTTTCTCGAACGAATCTGTACCAGCAACATATGGTAACTATGTCTATATCGACCCAACCACTACTCAAGGTTTTGGTAGACTAGACTATTTCGGAGAAGTTCGATTGCAGAACGGATCTGACTTTATTGGATATGCTAATGTTCGAGGAGTCCAACAAGACTCTAAAGGATATAGATTATATCTATTCAACATTCGAATGGATGCCATTAGAAACAACGATGGTGATAAGATTGGAACAGAAAACTTCTCCAACGTAGATTCTCTGTATGATTCACGAACAACTAACACTATACCTTTACTTGATGGGGACTCCACTCTTTACGGTACTTCTGAGAATAGCTTACTGTTCCCATTACCTAAGAATAGTCCTAAAGCAAATACTATTGAATCAGCAAATTTCACAGTCCAAAGCTGGAAATCCGTGTCGTCAGATTCTAACGGTGACTTATCCCTGAGTGGAGTAGAATATCCGGATTGGGTTATTGCGCAACAAGACGGACCTATCGCTGCGGTTTCTACTACAGATGGTTCATATACTGGTCTAGAACCAGATACAAACTATGTTGTTGCTACATACCAATCAGTAAGTTCAGGTCCTCGAAAAAAGACCCGTACCTCTGTGACAGAGACTTTTTCTCTTCCTAATTCAGATCAAGAAGCAAGACCATTATTTTTAAGTAATCCAGATGTAATCTCTATCACCTCAGTAACACATAAGAATGGTGAAGCTGAAACTGATATAACCAACCAGTTTATCTTGGATGGTGGTCAGAGAGATAACTTCTATGACAATGGTCAGGCAAATATCAAGGGTGGATATAAAATACCTACTGGTTCTAATGTTCAAGTAGAAGTAGAATATGAATATTTTGCTCATGATAACAGCGGACGATACTTTGCATGTAGCTCATATCAAGGAGAAGATTACGAAAACATTCCTAATCATACAACTTCTGGTGGACAAGTAATCTCTCTACGAGACGTATTGGACTTCCGTCCTGTCCGAACGCCACCAGACGCTGAAGGGAACGAATTTAATATCACTGAGCTACCTCAGAACTCATCTTCTGTAACTATCGATCAGGTTAAGTACTACCTACCTCGTATCGATATTTTGGTTGCAAACGCAACCGACAGTCGAGGAAGTGTTGGATTTGGTGAACTACAGGTCATCCAAGGCGAACCAAATATTAATCCACGTGAACCAGAAATCCCAACAGGCTCTCTGGCTCTATACAAGTTTGTATTAAACCCTTATACTTTCTCAAGTTCAGATCTAACAAGTACTTTCATTCCAAACAAACGATTCACAATGAAAGATATCGGTAAGTTGGAGCAACGAGTAACAGACTTGTTTGAACTAACCACCTTGAGTCTGTTAGAGTCCAGCACTAATTCACTGGTCGTGCTTGATGAAAATGGTAACGCAAGAACCAAAGCAGGATTCATTGCAGACAACTTTAGTTCATTCACTTTCTCAGACATTGACAATCCAGAATATCGTGCTTCTATCGACTCACAGGGTCACTTGAAACCGTCTTTCCGTGAGAACTCTATTCGACTTGAATATAGTCCAGATAATTTTGCTACCGAAACTTCGGCAAAAAGTGGTGACGTAGTAACACTGCCCTTCTTACATGAGAATTTAGTATCACAAGTACTTGCTACTAGTACAATGAATATCAACCCGTTTGCAGTAATAACTCAAACAGGTCACTTAGAACTGTCACCGTCTTCAGATGAGTGGGTCGAGACTCGTACTCTACCACCAATCATGCAGACCACAGTACGTCGTTTCGAAAACTTCGAAGCAGACCTATGGAACAATCCTACTATACGTGATCGAAACTTCAGACTGCGTAGTGGCAACAACCTATTCACAACAATGCCAAGAGATGTGTCCTTCAGAGAAACTACTCGAAGCATACAAGACTTCATTGGTGAACAGGTTGCAGACATAGAAATCATTCCGTTCATGCGATCTCGTAGAATCAAGTTCTCTGCGAAAGGATTGCGTCCTAACACTAAGGTGTTCGCATACTTCGGTGGTTTACCTATGGAAGATTGGGTCCGACAAGAATCTTCAGAATCAAGGTTCTCTGACAGTCCAACAGAATTTGGTAGCGAGTATGCAAATGAAACAGAATATCCGTCTGCTCTGGGTGGAAAGAGTGCACTACAGACAGATAGTAAAGGAGAGATAGTCGGTAGTTTCTTCCTACCTAACACAAGTGATATCAGCTTCAGGACAGGTACTCAAGAGTTTAAGCTTCTTGACGTAAGTGAAAACAATGAAAATGAGGCACTATCAACTACTCGTGCATCATACACATCATCTGGATCTATCGAGAGTGTTCAGAGAACAGTACGTTCCACTCGCGTCATAGAAAGAGTCCGTGGTCGAAGAGATCCATTGGCGCAGACTTTCTATGTTGACCAGATTGAAAACCCTAATGGTTTGTATATCACTAGGGCACACATTTACGTTGAAACTAAAGACAGCGTTATTCCACTACAGGTACAGATTCGTCCAGTAGAGAATGGAATACCAACTAGCAGTATTATGCCTGGCGGCGTCAAGTTCATCAACCCTGATGAGATTGTTCTTGCAACCAATCCTGAAACAATTGAGGATGTACAAGGCTCTCCAACTGTAGTTGAATTTGATGAGCCAGTATACTTGACAAGTGGTGAAGAATACTGTATAGTATTACTTGCAGAGTCGGTAGAGTACAATGTATATGTCGCAGAGACATATCAGAATGTATTCGGAAGTCGTGAAGATAGAATAACCAAGCAACCTACATTAGGTTCACTATTCCTTTCACAGAACGGATTCACATGGACTCCGGATCAAACTAAAGACCTTATGTTTAAGTTAGACCGTGCAGAGTTCCAGACAAGCGGTTCAGTAGTTCTTGACAACGGTATGCTACCGAAGACTGCTTTAGAGAGCAATCCAATAAACACCGTCTTGGGTTCAAGTATTATACAAGTGACTCATGAAGGACATGGATTCAGTGATGGTAATACGGTCACTATATCAGGAGCATCTGAAGTATCTGGTATTCCAGCTTCTGCGTTAAATGCTAGTCACGAAGTCCTCTCTCCTACATGGGAAGGATATAGTATACAACTAGCAACTAACCAACAAGCTTCTTCTTCTATATCTGGTGGTGGTTCTGCAATAGTTGCATCACAACAAGTTTACTTTGACCAGTTTGTACCACAAATACAGACACTTATTCCTAACTCGACAAGTATATCATCAAAGGTCAGAAAGACAAATGCTACTTCATATGGCAATAGCAATGGTCGTACTACCGCTGCATTCAATATGGCAATAGGGAATGAAGAAACTGTATTCTTAAATGACTTTAACTCTAATCAGGTCCCTAGTGTTGTGGCTTCAAGCGACAACTCTTCTTCTCCTACAATGAAGATGATCCTGAACATGAGCACCTCAGATACTAAAGTATCGCCTCTAATTGATTTGCAGAGAACCTCTGCATTGACTCTAGAGAATGTCATTGATACAGATGACGCGGCACAGCACATTACAATTCCAGTAGTGATTGATGAATCATCACTGGGACTAAAAATCATATTCGCTGCGAACAGACCAGCAGGTGCTGACTTTGATGTTTATGTTAAAACAGCAGTAGACGAAGATACTCTTGAAACCGAACCTTTATGGGTAGAAGCATTAGCAGATAACTCTATGCCTTCAGATGACAATCCATCAACTTTCCGTGACTATGAGTACACAATCAATACAGATCAATTCTCTGTCTTCCAAGTGAAGATTGTGATGCAATCTAATAACTCTTCTAAGTCTCCAGTAATTAGAGATTTACGTGCAATCGCTTTGATAACAGGTGGTACCGCTGGTACTAACACGTCAAATAATGATGACACGTCCGGTGGTGGTGGTAATGATGACACGTCCGGTGGTGGTAATGATGACACGTCCGGTGGTGGCAGTGGTGAAGATAACGACGATACAGGAACTTCTTTATCAGCAGTTGCATTCCCTGAGATAAGTCAATTACCAACTTCGGTATCTATCACAGGCGCTCCTCGTATCCTAAGTCAGTACAATCCAGAATCAGATACCAATAATTACATGACTCCGGATGAGTACTGGCATCAAGGTACACGAAGAGTTCGATTGTTTGCTAAGTTCGATAATAATGGTGATTTCCAACTATACACCAATGACCCTAAAAAAGGAAGTGTCAATGTTGGGGACGATTCTCTAACAGGAAGTACTATCCTGGCCACAGGTAAGT